TCATATCGCCTTTTTCAAGAAAATGCTTGATCCAGTAGGCAGCTTTCTGTTGCTCTGTATCAAATTTAGGTTCGGCGTCCGGCTGTTGTTTTTCAAAAAGCTGTGGCCTGCATTCCAGCCATCGAAAGCCCTTGTCGGCAGAAATGGAAAAGCGGATGTCTTCTGCCGTAGGCGCAAGACTGTTTTTGATTTGATGTACGATTCTTATATCAGGATTCTCGGTATCTCGCTCCACCTGCAGGACGCTTCGTGCTGCTGCCACAACATCAATACTGCCAAGACTGCGGTACAACCCTTTGGAGCTTTCTTTTTTGTTGAGGTGTCCAATCAGAACGATAGCGCAGTCGTAACCAGCAGCCCACATTCCAAGGCGGCGCATGAGTTTCCGCGCTCTGCCTGCGATTTGCAAATCCGAATCGCTACAAAGATAAGCCTGAATCGGATCGATCACGACCAATCGAGGCCGAAATTCAATGATTGCCTGACGGATGCGCTCATCGTCCAATGTGAGGCCGTTATAAACCTCTTCATTGATGAAAGCAATCTTCCTGCAGTCTGCCCCGCAGCGTTCCAATCGGGGCTTTATCGTATCCGAAACGCCATCCTCGGAGCACTGATAAATCACTTTTTGCGGCACGCCGATCTTACAGCCATCCGGGGTCTTACCTCCTGTTGAAAGTTCCGCAATCAGATTCATCATCATGGTAGATTTTCCATCGCCGGGATCACCCTGCAGAAGTGTGATTTTCCCGATTGCAATAAAGGGATACCACAGCCACCGTACATCCGTTGACTGAACTTCGCTATACAGTGTCAGCAGCCTTTCCATTTCGTTTTCCCCACTTTATTTTCGCAGCTTGATTTCATGCTTTTATTATACTCTTATCAGATGATTTTTTCTGTGAAGTGGCACTTCACATGTGCAGCAAATTGTGATGTAACACTTCACAAAATTGCCTCAGAACACACGACCGCTAGGGGTGGCCCCGCCAAATTCTGAGCCACATTTTCATCATTTTCTCTATACAAATGAAAGTACATCCGTTAACTGAACCCCGCTGTACAGCGTCAGTAACTTTTTCACTTCGTTCTCGCTCACATTATCGTGCTGTTCAATTTTATGGTTTTATTATACACCTGTCAGATAATTTTTCTGTGACCCAGCAGGTCACTTGTTCCTTAAAATGTGACCTACTGGGTCACATTTTGGCCTCAGAAGCCATCTCCGCTAGAGGTGAAAAACGAAAATTCTGACTTCTATGTTGGCTGCTCTTTTCGTTCTTCTTGATTCGTTTTTCCATAGGCCAGATAATAAAAGTACTCTTATGCGGGCATTCGAAAGGAAGATTTACTTATGTCCGTCAATTATGTTGCTTTGGGAAAGCGTATTGGTTATTTCAGAATGCAGTGTGGTAATATCACCCAGGAAGCCTTAGCCTCTAAAATCAATCGCAGTCGTGAATTTCTGGCCAAAATTGAAAAAGGCACAGAACACCCCAGCGTTGCCACTCTGGTCGATATTGCCGACGCCCTCTGCATTTCCATTGATGATTTGTTGATAGACAGTCTTCACTATTCCGTTTCAACTTCCAACACCGAATTGCATCGTCTGTTATTGGACTGCAACGAAACTGAGCAGGAAATCATTATCCGCACGGCGAAGGAGTTAAAGGCCACTCTCGTCAGCCTTGGAATTTAACATCCATCCGTATTAAAATCACAAAATAAAAAGGCCCGCATAAGCCGCAGACGCACCCTCGAATCATCTTGGGTGCTGTCTGTGGTTTATGCGAGCACTTATTATGTTAGCTTATTCTCTTACTATCAAGCAGGCATATTGTTGCTGCGTTCACTCCGCTTCATTCCCATAAAAGGAGGAACAGAAGCACGGCTCAGTCCTTTCTCATGGGCTTTCATCAGCTGGTACTCGTGCGTAGCCACTGCATCAATAAATTCACGCTGCTTCGGTGTTGCATGGTAATAATCTGTTTTAAAGCGTTTGCATACGCCAAATAAAACATTCAAATATTCCATTGTATCATTGCTCATAGGAGCAACCTGCAGCTCAAGTTCTTGATCTTTCATACTGAACCCTCCAATCTTTAAGATAAGTAGGTACTGAAAATTTCTTGTGCGCCTTCATCAGCCAGCATAAGCAGCTTTGGGCCTCCCGAATGTGGCTGAAAAATCGGAACTGCATGAAAATCTTTGATGTAGTGATCATACAGTTCATCTGTTTTTGCTTCAAAGGTAACAATGCCGCCATGTCCACTATCAATCGACAATTGAATACCATAAGCAATCATCATTCGACCAATGCCTGCGTATTTCCGCACGGTGCTAATTGTCGGATTACTCTCAGGATGTGCTTCAATATTCGCAATAAAAACTGATATTCCGTGATCATCTTCTCGATATGCACCCAATGCTACAATTTCGCCAGCATCTGTTTTCGCTGCATACTTTTCCAGCTTTGGGTCGCGGATAAATTCACTCGTCCAATCAGATTGCCACTTTTCCTTTGTAGAGGTCAGGTCTTCGTTGGTTGCCGATTCAATATCGATTTCAATTTGTTTTCCGGTCGCATTTTCTACCACATAGTACTGGAGAACCATTTCCTCCACACTCCCTTCTATAGTTATTGTAGCATGAACTTTTCAAAAACGCAAATATCATTTCTCACTCTGCTTCGTAATTTTTCAATACATCTTCAAATGTAAAACGAATTTTCACGCTTTCATCGTTGAAAACCTCAATGCGGTCAATAAAGGTTTCCACCACATTCTGCGACAAGTGCATCACATCGCCTGCTCCTCCCACAGTATCCATCACGGCTTGCAAATTATCCGTATCCTTCTTCACAGGCTGGAAAATTTGATTTTTCTCGGTGCGAAGCCGTTGGATCTGCTCCATCTTTTCATCTTCCTGCACTCTGTAGGCATCTCTCTGCCGGATGAACTCTTCCTTACTCATATTCCCGTCGGCGTATTGCTCATACAGCGCGACGCGCTGTTTTACGATCTCTGCCTTTTCTTCACTCAGCTTTTCTTCCTGCCGTTCCAGTGCGGAAAAGCAAATCAACGCTTTGCGTTCCCGTTCGTGCAGGATTTCCAGTACATGCTCCGCCTGCTTTATCTGCACTGTCAGTGCGTTTCGGACAATCTCTTCCAGCAATTCCTCAGAGATCGGGATTCGCTTGCAGGGACTGTCCACCGCTGTGGCTGAGAATCTGCAGTTAAACGAGGGGCCAAGCTTCTTGAGAACACGATATTTCATCAGTTTCTGGCAGTAGCCGCAGTAGACCTTGCCTTTCAAGGGATACTGGTGCTTTGTGTAGTTCCCGGCCTGGTGTTTTCCATGCTGCAGCATGATGACCATTTGTGCCTGTTCAAATTCCTCCGGGGTCACAATGGCGGCATGGCTGTCCTCAATACGTACCTGCTGTTCCAAAGGAGCGCGTAGCACCCGATGCTTACAGGGAACCGGCATAATGAATTTCGCGCCCACATAAGTTCCCTTATACTTCTCATTTTTCAGAACATAGTAAACCGTTCCACTTGTCCAATGGCTGCGCTGCAGATCCCATGCTTTCTGCTCACTGTACACATGGTTTTCCGCCACATGATACGCTGCCGGGGTCGGGATCTGCTTTTCATTCAGGATTTTTGCGATGGTGCCTGTTCTGTTGCCCTGCAATGCCAGTTCAAAAATCAACCGCACATATCGACTGGCTACCGGGTCGAGGATTAGCTTATGACAGTCGTTCGGGTCCGACAGGAATCCAAACGGGCGGTATCCTCCGAGATACATTCCTTTTTTCTGCATCACATGGTCTGCTGCCGCGATTTTGGCAGAAAGATCCCGGCTGTAGGATGCGTTGATGATGTTCTTAATGGCTACTTCCAGTCCGCGTACATCGTTTCCGGCCTGCATTCCACTGTCATACCCATCGTTGACAGAGATGAATCGAACACCCAGCAATGGAAAAATGCGCTCCATATAATCGCCTGCTTCGATATAATCGCGGGCAAACCGGGAAAAGTCCTTTACGATAATCGTTTTCACCTTTCCGTCCTGCGTATCTTGAATTAGCCGCTGAAACGCAGGACGGCTTGTAGATGTGCCGGAGTAGCCATCGTCCACGTACTCCTGACGCGGCTCTGCAGCCAGTTCAGGGTGAGCCATGATGTACCCCTCTACCAGTCCACGCTGACCCTGAATGCTGTTGCTTTCAGCCTTATCAGACCCCACATCCTCGTCCGCAAGAGAAAGCCGGTAATAGGTTCCGATCATCTGCTGCTCACCGCCTTTCAAACGTGTAGATCAATTCTGCCTTTACGATTTCTGCTGCACGATTTTCCAGATTTCTCATACGGCGTACCCACTCCATCTGATTTTCTTCTTTCAGTTTTTCCGATACGCCCTCCCGCTGGCTCAACTGCTCGATCAAAACCTCATATCGTTCCACTGCCTGCTCTTCCACATTTGCTAAAACAGTATCCAGTTTTCCGCTCAGCAGCAAGCTCTGGTAATAGGCCGGTTTTCGCAGTTTCAGGTACGCCTTGTGCAGCATCCCCCAGCGGCCAATCGGACGGGTCCGTGGCAGTTTCAAGGCTGGTAGATAATAATCACCCACCAAAACATATTCCATTCCTGTCCGGGCATCATAGATTTTTTCTTTCATTGTCTGTCCTCCTTTTTCGTTAGAACACAAATTCCGTGTAAGTATTTTTCTTGTGATCCACTTCAATTTTCTTTACATACTGCTGCAGATTATCTGCCGTTAAAAGAACCTCTGTGTTGCCCGCGATTTGCTTTTTCTGCTGCAATTCTTCTTGAACAACGACCAGTTCTTTCTCGTTTTCAGCTTTTGTCTGTCTGAATGCCTCAATTTCATTCTCTGCATCCTGCTTCAATTCCAAGAACTTTTCTTTTGAAATTTTTCCAAGGACATACTGCTCGTAGCCGCTGCGCTTCTGTGATTCCAGTCGAACGATATTGCCTGACGCCTGTTCAATTTCACGTTTTGTAGCTATTTCTTTTGATTGGAGTTTGCTTTTTCCAGAGCTTTTCCGTACCAGCTTCTGCAAATCACGGTGTTCTTCCATCCGCTGGTGCAGTTCCTTGTTAATGCCGTTCCAGAGGTCTTTCTCTGAGATGGAAACATGGCAAGATGCACAGTAAAAATACAGCGTACCATCACTTTGCCAACGACAAACCAATTTTTCTCCACACTTTTTGCAAAAGATTCTGCCTTTGAAGATGTTCGGATTGTTCTTTCTGCGCTGTCTGCACCACTTTTTTCGCTCTTTCCTGACTGCTTGCTCGGCTTCCCGTAATGCAGAAATTTCATCAAACAGTTCCCAGCTGATAATCGCCGGATGGCTGTCCGGCACCATCCGCCAGCTTTCCCGTGGATTCTGCCCGATTTTCCGATTCGTTTCATCGTAGGCGATGCGGTTATAGACCATTGTTCCTGTGTAGATTGGATTTTCCAGCACCTTTGTCACGAAAACGGTCTGCCATGCTGGGTCCTTTACCCGCAAGGTGTTTTTCAGGTATCCCAGCTGACAGCGGCGTGTAAAAGGTGTCTGGATTCCCTGCGCAGACAGCTTCTTTGCAATCTCGCGCTCTTTCATGCCGGATTTCTTCCAGAGAAAAATCCGAACTACCACATCGCTGACTTCCTCATCCAGAACCAAATGATTCTTCTGATCCTTTTTGTAGCCAAATGGAACAGGGGTATAGATTTCTCCCCGTGCTTCCTTGGAACGAAAGCACGACTGAATCTTCTGGGACAGGTCTTTCGAGTACATCTCATTGATCATGCTCTTGATCGGCACCAGCATCCCGTCACGGCTCTGGCTGTTCAGGCTGTCATAGTTATCGTTGATGGCGATAAATCTTACGCCGAACAATGGAAACACCTGTTCCAGATACTGACCTGTTTCCACGAAATTACGACCCAATCGCGAGAAGTCCTTTACCACGATGCAGTTGATTTTCCGCTCCTGCAACGCTTTCAGCAACCGTTCAAATTCCGGGCGGTCAAAGTTCATCCCTGTACACCGCTTGTCCGCAAATACATCCAGCAGCATCAAATCATCCCGGTGGTTGATATACTCCTTGATGTAAGAAATCTGCACTTCCAGCGATTCCGTATCCCGAAGTACATCATCGAAATCAGACAATCGTGCGTAAATTGCGGTTTTCCAGATACGGTGCGGTGCGTTTTCCGCTTCCCGCTGCGCCGCACTTACCTTCTTGCTTACTCTTGCCATTAGTCACAGCCTCCTTTTAAGCAGACACTTCACGCTGCCCCATCTGCTTTTGATGCAGTTCTTCCAGCAGGTCCGCAATTTCATCGTGGAATCGGAACATAATCTCTACCCGATTGCCCTCATACACTTCGATTTTCTCAATCAGTTCCACGACCATCGGACGGGTGATTTCTTCCAATTTTCGATACTTACGGTACACATCCAGAAACGGATAAGCGTTTGGAGCAGTCTGTAGGTTTTGCTGTTCTGCTTCCAGTTCTGTGATTTTGCGGTCATACTCTTCGATCCGCTTGCTGTACAGTTCGTTGTAGTTCAAAAAATCCTCCCGTGTGAGGATTTTCTCTGCGTAATCCCCGTACAATTTTTCCTTAATGCCCTGTGTATGGGCCTTTTCTGCAGTCAGCTGCCGAATCTGCCGTTCGATGCACCGCACACGGTAGGGTTCCTGCTGGGCCTGCCGGATGCTTTCTACAAACTCTGCTTCCTCCATCACGATCTGAATCTGCATCTGGAGCGCATTCCGCACAATGTTATAGAGCTTTTCATCCCGTAGGTTATGGCTCGTGCAGCTGCCCTTGTTCTGCTTGCTGCCGGAGCACTGATAATAGATATACCGCTTTCCCTTATAGCTGGCCGACCTGCGCACCAGCCGGCTGCCGCAGTCCCCACAGTAAAGAAATCCTGCAAACAGGGCCACCGTTTCGGCATCGTTCGGTCTGCGAGTTTCGGTTTCCAGAATCCGCTGCACCAGTTCAAACTGCTCTGCCGGAATGATTGCTTCATGGGTGTTGTCCACGATTACCCAGTCCCACATCGGCACGTTCATTTTCTTTTTAGAGCGATAATCCAGTCGTCGTGTCTTTCCCTGCACCAGCTTTCCGATATAGACCTCATTGTGCAGGATGCGGTCCACCGCCTTGGCAGACCACGGCGGCTCATCGCTCTTGCGGAAGTGCAGGCTCAGCTTTGCACCGCTCTGCAGCTTTCGCGTAGCTGGGGACGGCACCTTTTTCGCATTCAATCGGTCTGCGATGCTCTGATTGCTCATGCCACTGATCTTCCAGTGAAAAATGTTCTGCACTGTTTCCGCTGCCAGTTCGTCCACGATCAGTTTGGTATGATTGCTGGGATCCTTCTGGTATCCATAGGTTGCAAAACTTCCCACAAAATCGCCGCGCTTCCGCTTTACCGCAAGCTGACTCTTGATTTTGACGGAAATATCCCGACAGTAGGCATCGTTGAGCAGATTCCGCATCGGAACCATGATGGAATCGCTAGTCTTCCACGCAGATTGACTGTCATAGTTGTCCGTCACTGCAATCAGCCGGACCCGCATGACCGGGAAAATACGTTCCAGATAACGCCCCACTTCAATGTAATTTCGTCCAAAGCGGGACAGATCTTTCACCAGAACACAGTTGATGGTCCCCTGTTCCAGTTCCCTGAACAGGTTTTGGAACGCAGGCCGTTCAAAGTTCGAGCCGGAGTAACCATCGTCCACAAACTCATCCACGATGCACAGTTCCGGGTGGTCTATGGCATAGGCTTCCAGTAGTGTGCGCTGGTTTGCAATACTGTCGCTCTCTGTCTTATCGCCATCCTCACGGGACAGGCGCAGATATAATGCTGTGTGGTATCTTGTTTGCTGTGTTTTCTTCTGTGAATTCATATCAGGGTATAACAAAAGCCTTCCACCTCCTTAACGAATCGGCAATACTGTTCGTCAGAGAAGCGAAAGGCTCCACATTTTCTATGTAGAACAAGCCTACCGAGCAAGTTCTGCTCAGTTGGCACATTCCTATTTTCTTACCCGTAAACAGCTTACCAGAATCATCATCTTTTGTCCAGTGCTTTATCGCATTAAAGTGTGAAATTTTTCTGCGTGTTTTTTCAGCAGCTTGCCGAAAGTTTCTCTGCCTTTTCAGCTGGCAGACTGAAAGCACCTGCCAATGCGCTCAGACAGTGTGCTGCTCCCTCTTGGTGCAAAATTCAGCTTTACAATAATTCCATTGTCCAGATAGCAGTAAGGATTTCCGACTTTATCCAGCAGATTTTTCAGCCTTTCCTCCTGCGGCAATCCGTGTTCCACTGCATCCTGCTGCAGTTCCTGCAGTTCAGACTGTTCAATCGTGCGGATGTCCCGGTTCTTCATCTGGTGGACCTGCTCCAGCCAATTCATTGTGCCGTTTTCTTGCAATCGCGTTCCTCCCATTCAAGCCAGAAGTGTTTTCAGCAAGTTCAATTTTGCCTGTCCTATATCCTTTCTCATGCTGGGGCCTGTGCAGGCAATCGGGGTACACAGTTCCAGCAGACGGTCATAGATACGGGCGTGTGCGGTATCCTGCGGGTTCTTCAACTCCGTCAGGGTCAGGTTCGTGGTAACGATCAGTGGTTTCCTGCTGCGGTAACGGCTGTCGATGATGTTATAAATTTGCTCCAATGCATATTCCGTGCCGCGCTCCATGCCAAAATCATCAATGACAAGCAACGGATAGCCGCAGAGCCTGTCCACGACTTCATTCCGCCCGGAAAAGGCGTTATTCAGTTCATTCATAATTCGGGCAAAATTCGTCATGCAGACGGCCACTTCCTGTTCCATCAGGGCATTGGCAATGCAACCCGCCTAAAGCTCTTGCCTGTACCAACACCGCCCCAGAGCAGCAGCCCCACATTCTTTTCCCGCATTTCCGGCCAGTGGGCCACATACCGCTGTGCCAGCTGCATCTGTGGATTTTGCCCGTGATCGTTTGCAAATGTCCAGTCCTGCATCGCCCAGTCGGTAAAACCCTGCAGCTTCAGCCGCTGCACATTCTCGTAATGCAGCCTTGCACGTTCTTCTTTCTCTTGCTTTTCCCTTGTAGCCTGCCTGCACCGGCATTCAGCCGGATGGCGGTCACGCCCAAACAGTTTTTTGCCATTCGGAAAGAACGCTTCCTTGGGAGTTTTGCAGCTGCCGCAGTACAGCAGCCCATCTTCTGCAACATAGTCCTGCGGTTCCACAGAGATCGTCATAAGCCTGTCCATCGCTGTCTGGATCGTTTCCGTCATAAACTTTCCTCCTTGTTGTAGGTATAGTCCGGGATGCCTGCTCCCGGTTTCTGTTGTCTTTTCTTCCGTGCTGACCAGCTACGCAGGGTCGCCGCATGGTCTGCGTACTTCCTGCCTGTAGACTGCATATAGGTTGAAAGGTCTTCGATCAGAGTATCCAACTCTGCAATTTCCATTTCCAGTTCCGAATAATCTTCCAGAAAAACATTCCGATATCGCCCATACGCTTCTTTAGTTCTATTCAGTTGGTTCAATCTTAGGTTGTTCTTATTTATTTGGTTCGATGTGCAGTTTTGCGCAACCGTATTGCTCACTTTTGAGCAATCAGGCTGCTCATTTTGGGCCATCTCGATTGCGCATTTCTGCACAGTCCGGGGAACGCCGAGAAATATCTGGTTTGGCTTGGAAAAGCCATTGGACCGCCGTTCGATCAGCCGTGCGGCTTCCAGTTCCCGCAGGGCACGGGTGACACTGGAAATGCTGCTCTGAAGATCTTCCGCCAGCCCTGCCAACGGATAGAGCACATATGCCCGGCCCTGCACATCCACCCAGCCGTTCTTCTGCGAAAGGGTCATGCGGTCCAGCAGCAAAACATACGTCAATCGTGCCGTATGGGAAAGGCTCATCTGCAGCAGAAATTTCGGATAAGGGAAATAAGCGGGTAGTGGGGTTTGTGCTTTGATGTACTCTTTACTCAAACTTCCTCCTAATCGTTTTCAAAAGTCCCTGCCGAATGGGAAAGTCCTGCACGGGCTTACGCATCCGGCAGGGTTCCGGGGTGCGGGGTGGAAGACCCTGCTGATTACAGGCTCATATCATAGCTGCGCTTCTTGCGTTTCGGTTGACGTACGCGCTGTTCCTGTCGAACCTGCTCCTGCCTTGCCTTTTCGCGGACATTGGCCTCCCACTCGCGTTTCCATGCAAGGTCGGATTTCATCTTATTGGTTTTTCGGAAAATGCTATACACATTATCCGATGCAATTTCCAGACGCCTGGATTCTTCTCTTAGGGGAGCGTATGCCTTTTTCCTCTCCGCGATTTCTTGCGTCAGTTCTTCTTTCCGCTTTTTCAAGAATTTCAGTGATGGCAACTTTCCATCGTTTTCTTCCCGGAAGTATTTCACAGATTCTGCATAGGCATCCAATTTCTTGGAATGCTCTGCACGGAATTTCTTCTTGAAAATTGCTTTCGTAAATTGCTGCTGAACCTCTTTTGTAGAAAGGTACTGCCCCGCATAATGAATCTGTTCATTGATTTTGTACAGTTCATCTTCTGCCTGTGACAGTCGTTCATACGCAGCCTGCGCATTGGCCTGTGCTGTCTTACACAGATCGTTCAGTTCTGTCAGATCGTTAATGTTATTCTCCTGTACCCATACCAGCGTTTCAGCCATTTTCTGCAAATTGCTGATTTTGACCTTTAGTGCATAGGCCAGATTTTCCTGTGCCTTGACATTCTCCTGCAGGTCCACAACGAGCCGCAGTCTGGTTTTGGTCGTAAAGATCAGTATGGGTTCTTCCTTGTACCGCAGATTCTTCTCTGCGTTCTGAACAAAGAATCCTTCCAGACATTCTCTCTTGCAACTGTCCCCCAAAGAACGCTCCGATATAAACTTGTTTCGTTCCGGCGGCAGATAGCTGTAACGCCCACGTTGAGCTTTGACGAAAATGTCATATTCATCCTGCAGGATGTTTTGAAAATCTTCATACGAGATTGCTTTCTCACGGGCAGCGGCAACAACATCCCGGATAAGCTGTTTCTGCGTTTGAAACTTTGTCGGATTTGGCGTAAATCCTTCCCTTTCGATTTCAAGTTTTTTCTCATCCAGCCGCCGCTGTGCCCAATACTCTGCTTCGGTCACACCCGTTCTGGATGGTGACAGTAAATCGACCTGATGCAGAAATTCGCGGCGGCACAAATCCATGAGGGATTTCTGCAGGTGTTTCAGGTACTCGTTCGTCACATGGTGCTTGTACCCTGCCTTGCAGTCAATGGGTCGCTCCATGAAGGGCTGCTGGGGCACATCCAATTTTCGCAAGCTGTTGATTACGATATGTACATGAATGTTGCCGCTGCCATTATGACCGTCCATGTGCGTACAGACCAAAGCCTGATGCCCCGGAAAATTTGCTTTTGCGTATTCCAGCCCAAGCTCCTGTGCCCGTTTCCCCGTCAAGCAATTTTCTGTGCTGTCCCGTGGGTCAAAGCTGATGATGTAATGGTGGCTTTTGATTTCATTCTTATTTTTGTTCTTCTGATATTCGCGGTTCAGCTGCTGGCAGGCCGCATCGAAGGAATAGGGTTCACAGTTCAGACCGTCCAGATAAAACTCATCCCGCATGATGCGATTTCCGTTCTGGTCAAGGATCGGAGCTTTCCGAATCTCGTCATGCTTGAAAATCAGATACTCCAGTGCAGCACCATAGCTGGAACTCTTACTTGCGATGTGCTTTAAGATTGCCATAGTTCTTTCCTGCCATTTCTACGACCTGCTCCCGCATTTCAAAAATACAGGAAATCGCATGGTTGATGTTTTCGAGCATAGCGCGCGACTGGATACCGCCGCTGTTGAAGAACGCTGCGATCTGGTTCAGGTTGTTCCCGATGGCGGCAAACTCCCGTGTGATGGCTTCGATCTCGTCCGGGTGGACATAGAACACATACGAGGTATTCACGCGACCTTTCATCAGCATCTGTGCTGCAAATTGAGAGAGGGTCATCCCGGCATCTTCTGCCTGCCGGTATAAAAGTTCATGTACTGTTTCTGTAACTCGTGCGGAGATTACTTTTGTCTTTACGATAGATTTCACTTTTTTCTTCGTCCGTGGCATGGGGTCTCCTTTCCAAAATCAAAAATTTGATTTTCCCGGCAGTGCATCTGCACTCCGGCTGTGACCTGCTGCAGCAGGCCACCAATGGGCAAAATCATGTGATTTTGCACGATGTGAGGGTATGGGGAGCGCAATCCCCATCAAGATGCCGCCGTGGAGAAACTGCCCGTAGGAGCGGTTTCG